GATTATTGCTCATTACTGTATATTTCTTGAATGGTAGCTTCATAAGGCAATCGCTCAATATGTTTGATTAAAATAATTTGGTTGGTCTTTAATAAGAATCTCATTTTAGAGGAGCTTAACCTGTTGGATTTCCTAAGTTCGCTCAGCCTGTCATAAAAATTGTTGTTATAAATCCACATATTATTAGTTTAGGTCATTCCCAGCTTACAAATTACCTGTGCGGTGTCCTTTAGGACATTGCATGGGTCTTATTGGATTGTAGCGTAGGAATGTAGAGAGGGGGTGTTTAGGCACGGGGCAAAAAGTGAATAAGCACACCTCCCAAATTTAACAATATGAATCTCTCTACTTCAATTTTTATCTTGTCAGTAAGCCAGTTTCTGCAATGAGATATAATAGGTAGTAACCTTTCCATTCTTCTTTCTTTTTGTCTTTAGATAGTTATTAAGATTAGCCCACAATCCAATGTGAACTTTGTTATCTTTCACTCCCTGTTTAAGAGCCTTAGCCCTTATCTGCTCATAAGTAAATTCTTTCATTTTAGATATTCTGAATAGTTTGTAAGTCTGTCAATCTATGTGGTGGGATTATCTTTCTGTGGTACTGTAAAAGTAGTAATTCCATGAGTGGGGAACTAATGATAAGACCACACATTTAAGAATCAGACTTTATGCTATTCAGAATGTCTAAAGACTTGGGGAGAGGAAGCCCACCTGTCACATGGGCTTCGCTGTTAATGGCTTATGCAGCCTGTTCTTCCTTAATCACTCCATGATTCTTTAGGTATTGAGTGAGCATTTCAGAATAGATAGCGTTCACATGGTCTGACTTCACTTCATTTATAATCTTAATGCTGCTCTCATTCAATGTCTTTATGGTACTTAGAGTTTCATCCAATCCAATCTTCTTGTTTCCACCATTCGGTGCGTAATTGGCAAGTTGGGTGATTGCATCAATCACGTAGCGATGTCTGATAGTGTCCTTAGAAATCTTCATGTCAGTTAAAGTCTTGATAATTGTATCGCCTACTGTCAAATCATATTCTTCAAGTTGGGCTTCATGAACTCCCTGCATGGCACTGTTCCAGACTTTCAAACTTAGTGTCTTACCAAAATTATAGTATTTGGTGATTACGCTGATGTTTGCTTTCAATTCTAATGCCTTTTGGAACACCTTGCTAAAGAACTCCTGTTGGGTGGCTAATGCTGCGTTACCAGCTTTCTCCAATCCGTTAAATCCACGACTTAACACATTGTTCACTCCTCTGTACTTACCAAACTCTTGTAAAGATGCGAACTTTTTGATTCTCACATTTTCTATAATGAGTTTTGTATCATCCTTGACTATGGCATTGAGGTTGTGCTCATGGTAGCTTGCCCATTGCCAATATCCGTTTGCTGTATCAACAGGAACGTAAACATTGGGAGTATCTTTAGGTACTATGTTCCCGTTAAGGTCTTTCAGCTCAATGTCCGCGTTATAAAACAGGGTGGCTTCTGTGATGTAGAGAGGAACTTTATCAAATTTTTCATTGGTTATCAAGTCCTTGCCACATTCGATGTTTACCTTGCTTGCTGCCATGCTGTAAACAGATGTGGCGATGATGATTTCCTTTTCCTCTTTAGTGAAGACTACCTGCTTGCCTGTATTCTTGGTTTCGTTCCACAATTCCACTTTAGCGGTTGGCAACTCCACCTTTTTGAGTGCTTCAAGATATGCGGTTTCAGCCTTACCTACATTGACCTGTGCGGACTTCTTGATATTGGCTTCTGCATCCTTGTTGGCTTCAAGCACGCTCTTGGCTTTCATCAAATTCTGACGGGCTTCTTCTACTGCTTGCATCTTAACTTCTGCTGATGTCATTCTTACTTCTTCCATATTATTGTTCTGATTTAAAGATTCAACTTCATTCTTCACTCTCTCTTCGATTACATTTGTTAATTCTGCCATAATTTTAATCTTTTAAATTGTTATTATTGATTCTGTGTAACCGTCAAACCTATGCGCACTTGGCTTTCTGATTACGCTGCAAAGGTAGGGGCTTTCTGTCCTCATTATAGGGAATAAATTTCAGTTCCATTTTATTACCCTTGTCTTGGAAGTCTGCCATTTTTCCTTTGGCGGTGCAAATATAGAGTGGTATGTGGGTAAGGTATAGGTAATAAAAATCCCACTACTTTTATTCCCCTTAGAGAATAGAGTAATGGGATATTATAAATTGAAGAAGTAGGTTACATTCTGAATGAGGGGTAAACACTATTTATAGTGTTTGGTTCAAAGTCCTTATATTGCTTTAGGAATGCTTTAAGTGTGTCATTTTCTGTTCGTGTCCAACAGTCTTTTGGGGAAAGTTTTGTAAAAGCTATCAACTGGCAGATAAGGTCAGTTTCCTTTTGTGAATATTTAGCCCCTTTCTTTCTTTTAATGATAACTTGGGATTGTGTATTAAAGAAGTCAAGGAACATCTGTGCAAAGAAAGTGATAAATGGAGAATCTTTAGTAGAAGTGGAAGTTTCCAATCTCCTTTTATGGCTCATTATTCCAATATTGCCTAAATCGTCCTGTTGCATCATTTTAAAAGTGGAATCAGCTATGTAATGAATGGCAGTAGGATTATCTATTATAATGTTGCGTTCTCCCTCCACACATATCTTTAATGTAGCGGATTGGGCAAATATGCTTCCTGTCTTTTCATCAAAACTTTCCACATTGTCTATAATGGCTTTAGTGAATTTACGAAGCTGTTCGTTGGGGGATTCTCCTATGTCTGTTCCCTTCATATAATAATGGTAGCTGTAATCATAGGCAAACAGTAGGAGCATCCAAAACTTATCTGCATCCAAATCCAATCCTCTTATGAATTGCTGTATTAAATCATGCTTGATGTAGTTGGTATAATTAAAGTATTCTGCAATCAGACCTTTGTTATATCTCTCTCCAAATGTCTGCAAAGTTTCTGACACATTTATATAAATGGGCTGGCTACTCATTTCTTCCCATTCTTCTGCACTCACTGCTGATTTATCTATTCTGTCATAACCATAATAATAAGGGCTGTCTGTGTTATAGTCAAAGTCTGGAATATATAGTTCTTCCAATATGGAGATATATTCTAATAAATCTTTCTCCTGTTCTATGTTGTCTTTCCATTCAAATTTAGCTATGGGATTCATATCTCTTTATATGTTTAAGTTCCTTAGACAAAATTACAAAATAATCCCCACCTGCATTGCTACAAGTGGGGAATTTGTGAATAATAGAGTATGCTTTAGTAATCAGAATCTCCTGTGAATGTATCCATCAGTTTATCCATCTGCTCACCAATGCACTTGTCTATTAGTTTTGCATAGTGAGCGGTCATTCGTGTATTGGTATGTCCCAACATCTTAGAAACGACTTCCAGAGATATGTTATTGGCTAAAGTAACCGTACTTGCAAAGGTGTGCCTACTTGTGTGAAAGCAGATTCGCTTATTAATTCCACATAGTATAGCTATGTCTTTCAAATATTTATTAATATCCGCAGGGTCTTGAATAGGGAGTAATTTCTCTCCACCCTTGTACTTATCCAATATCAACTTAGCGATGGGGAGTAGTGGGATGCGTGATAGAACTCCTGTCTTAACTCTACGTTTCTTAATCCATATTCTGCCTGCACTGTCTTTTTCAAAGTGTTCTGGTGTCAAGGTCTTAATGTCAATGTAACTAAGCCCAGTGAAACACCCAAAGAGGAACATATCTTTAGCTCGCTCTAAGCGTGGTAGGGGAGTGTCAAAGTTGATAATCTTCCTCAATTCTTCTTCATCCAAGAAATCTATTTCTACGGGTTCACGTTCTACCTTATAGGTAGAGAATGGGTTGAACGCCATATAGGAGTTGGCTACTGATAGGTTAATAATCTTCTTCAATAGCTTTAGATGTTTAGTGGATGAGTTCTGTGCCATGCCCTTATCAATTCTTAGGAATGAATGAAAAGATTGGATGAAGTTTAGATTCAGTTCACGTAAGTATAAATCTTCTCGTTTGTACTTCTGTTGAACAAACTCCCTTAGTAATCTGATGGTATAGACAGACACCCAATGAGTAGCTTTAGAAACTCCATTGCCTACCAACTTCTCTTGTTCTTGGTTGTGTTCTTCAAAGACTTCAAACAGACTTCTTTCTTTAATGGATTCCACTTTATCAAAGTAAGCATCACGCAATAACTCTGCTGTGATTATGAAACCTCTGTCTAAGAGTTCTGCTTCTTTTTGATATAGTTTAGCCTTAATAGCCTTTAGACAGTTGTTGAGGCTTTGAGCTTCTTCATCCTTGCCTTTTACTTGTTGCTTAACCTTATCCCAATTGCAGGATTTAACTCTCTTACCTGTTGAGAATGCACATCTTTCTCCGTTTACTGTAAGCACAACTTCTATTGAAGCTGTACCATCTTTCCTAATTCTGCTATCTCTTATGAAGAATAGGATAGCAAATGAACTTCTTACCATTGTTCAATCATTTAAAATTAGACATTTGGGAAGTCCTTTAATTTTGATATATCTATTTGTTTAATAGGTGAATAGATGAAACTTTGTGTGCAGTTTGGTAAAAACATGAAATTGCACACAGATTGCACACAAAATAGCTTCATTTTAGCTCCATTTTAAGGATAATCAGCCACGCTTAACCTTAGAGATTCAAGCTCTATTTAAGCTATAATCTGCATCAATTCCACCACACACTCACAACCCATTATAAGAAGAATAGCAAGAGAAAATAAGTATCAGAATAGGGGATAAGCATTGTAGTATAACTAAAATAAAAATCCCCATAACCATTACAGTTACAGGGATTTATATATTAGCAATGTATTATATTACTTGCTCAAAGCAGTAGCTACGTCTACAGCACAAGCCACTGTACATCCTACCATCGGGTTGTTACCTATACCGAGGAAGCCCATCATTTCCACGTGAGCGGGAACTGATGAAGAACCAGCGAACTGAGCGTCTGAGTGCATACGCCCCATAGTGTCTGTCATACCGTAAGAAGCAGGACCGGCAGCCATGTTGTCCGGGTGAAGAGTACGACCTGTACCACCACCTGATGCAACTGAGAAATAAGGCTTACCTGCAAGAAC